TTGAAGAAATAAGAGAAAAGATAATTAGAAATAACACAGGAGAAAACAATCCTTTCTATAATAGAACACACACAAAAGAAGTTAGGAAAATATTATCAGATAAGGCAAAAGAAAGACTTGCTACACCCGAAAATAATCCAAGATATGGATATAGATATACAGAAGAGGATAAAATTAAGTCTAGAAAATCTAAAGAAAAATATGGAAGACCTTTTTATGCTGAAGGAACTTTATATAAAACATTATATGAAGCTTCCATAAAATACGACTTGACAAAACAAGCGATAAAGTATAGAATAGAATCATCTAATTATAAGGACTGGTATTATAAATGACCAAGAAACAAGACAAACACCACAAACATTCCCCTGCCCGTTTGTATGAGTTCACACCTGATACTACAATAGATACCAATAACATTATAGAGTTGGCCAACATTGTAAGAGTTGGTATTGGCGGTCATCTATTAGAGAAGTTATCACCAGAGTTACAGAAATACTTCAAGGAAGTGGCATGATACCTAATATAATACATTCTACAGGACCTACAGATAAATCTAAATGGCATCCTGTATGGAATCATTGTATGAAGTCTTGGAAAAATAAATTTACAGAAGATAAATTTACTCATATATTATGGAATGATGAACAGTTGGATCAACAAGTGAGACAATATTATTCAAAATATTGGGAATTTTATCAATCATTACCATTTCATATTATGCGCATAGACTTTGCCGAATATTGTTTAATGCACAAGTATGGTGGTATATATCACGACCTTGATATGTATTGTTATAAAAACTTTTATAATGATATAAAGAATCAAGATTTTGTTGTATTAGAATCTTGTATGCCTGATGAGTTTATACAAAACTGTATGATGGCATCGTCACCTGGTGATCTTTATTGGATCGATCTGATGGATGAAATTGTAAGAACTTTTTATAATTATCCAGATGTACCTGATGTAGAAAAAGGAAAAACCTTAGACCAAAGTTTCTATGTCAAAGACACAACTTCATGCTATATGATGTCTAGATTTACATTAAGGTATCATAGACCGGTTGCCATTTTGTCAAAAGATCAGTATAATCCATCTTGTAATACATATTGTGATACACATAAAACAAAACATATGCTTACTAATATTTGGGGTAAAGATTATATTGAAGGTAACATAAAGAATATGGGAACTTGGGAATCAGGTAGATTCAAAGATTTGCAAGATTGGTATATTCACTTTTACAAACAACGTAATAACTTAGATAAAGATGCATTAGGCGAGAATGCCTAATCTATTATAAGGAGAAACTTATGTCTGATATTTTTCAAAAGTTGTTGGAAGAAACCAACAACGAATATGCCTCTATTGCCGAAAACGGTATTGAGGCAGGAGATGTTTCAGGATTTATAGGCACTGGTTCATATGCAATGAATGCCTTATTATCAGGTTCTATCTTCGGTGGGCTTCCACAAAACAAAGTAACAGCATTTGCCGGTGAACCATCTGTTGGTAAAACTTTTTATGCACTCAACGTATGTTACCAGTTCTTAGAAGATCATTCAAATGGATTTGTATTCTACTTTGAATCCGAATCCGCAGTCTCTAAAGATTTTCTTGCAGGCCGCGGAATTGACACTAAGCGTATGGCAATTGTACCAGTTGCTACGGTCCAGGAGTTCAGGACGCAAGCGGTCAAAATTCTAGATCGGTATCTAGAACAAAAAGGTGAGCGACCACCAATGTTATTCGTCCTTGATAGCCTTGGTAATCTTTCTACAGATAAAGAAATGACTGACATTGCTGATGGTAAGGACACCCGTGATATGACCCGTGCCCAACTGGTGCGTGGTGCTTTCCGTGTCCTTACTCTCAAGTTAGGTAAGGCCAAGGTGCCTTTGATTGTTACTAACCACGTTTATGATGTGGTCGGTTCCTATGTACCTGTGAAGAAGATGGGTGGTGGTTCTGGCCTTGAATATGCGGCATCAACTATCATCTTTCTATCTAAGAAGAAGGATAAAGCATTGGACGACGATGGTGGTCGTACCGGTGCTGTTATCACCGCACACCTCAAGAAGTCTCGTATGACCGTGGAAGACAAGAGAGTAGAAACCTGGTTGAACTATTCCTCAGGTTTAGATCCTTACTATGGTCTCCTTGACCTTGCCGATAAGTTTGGCCTTGTTAAAAAGGTATCAAACAAGTATGAGTTCCCAGACGGAACAAAGGCATTTGAAAGTCAGGTAAAGAAGAACCCAGAAAAGTATTTTACCACAGACCTTCTACAAAAGATTGATGAGGCCTGTCAAGGTGAGTTTATGTATGGTAAAACAAATGCTACTGATGAGGTCAGAGATGACTGAATATAGAAAAATATTTGAAGAATATGGATGTTTATATCTCGGCCAATTGTTAAGTGAAAATGAATGTAAAGAAGCATTACTAAAACTTTTTATCGCAAAAGAAAATGGTGAAAGTATTCATGATGGTATGAATTTTAGTTGTTCTTTTCCGGATAGGCAACTTGATTATCTATTATCAAAAGTGCAACCTGTTATTGAAAAATTAATAGATGTTAAACTTTTCCCAACATATACATATAGCAGAATTTATCATAGAAGTGATATAATGCAACTACATGTTGATAGAAATGCGTGTGAAATTTCAGTGACTATGACATTAGGATATGGAGGAGATTCAATATGGCCACTCATTATTTTACCCAAAAAAGAAACTAAAAAATTAACAAATTATACTAATGATGGGTCATTATATGAAGGTGAAAAAATAGAAATCACATCTTATGTAAGAGAAAGATTGGAAAAAATTACTATAGGAATTGGAGATGGTATTTTATATAAAGGTATGGAATTAGGACACGGTAGAGATAAATTTGTTGAAGGCGATTGGCAAGCACAAGTTTTTTTACATTTTGTAGATGCTAATGGTTTATACAAAGAACACAAATATGATCAAATTAAAAGAGGAACAATAAATGGAAGCGGGTATGGAAGCGGGTATTGATTATAAATTTAGAGATGATTTGTTCAACCCAAAAGAAGATGGTTCAACAGTTCCTATTGAATTAATGGTTGACCCGTTCGCGGGAGTGTGCTATCGTTATACCTATGTCAAGTTTAGAATGGACGAGGATAATGTTCCTCGGATTGGTTATGACTATGAAATCCTCAAGACCAATGACTTGTCTATGATGACACTAAGAAAGAATGAAAAGTTTAACACGGCATTAGGGCTTATTTTAAACTCCTTATTGCTAGATGCGTCAGAAGTGGAAGGTGCTAGTGAGATGAAAGAAGAGGAATCCTAAATAGATTGTAGGCCACGGTGCTACCAACACCTGCCTACTCTAATACTGTTTGGGAGTATCAGCATGTCTATTTATCCTACCGGTTATTATGTTTATGCGTATCTAAGAAAATCCGATAATACACCATATTATATTGGTAAAGGAAAACTACACCGTGCTTGGCGTAGAACATATCATAATGTTTCGGTTCCAAAAGATAGAACTAAAATAGTGATTATGGAATCAAATCTCACAGAGATTGGTGCCTTAGCATTAGAGAGGTTCTATATTCGTTGGTATGGAAGACAAGATTTAGGAACTGGTATTCTAAAAAATCTAACAGACGGTGGTGAAGGAACCTCAGGATATAAACCATCTGAAGAAACATTAAAGAAAAGAGGCGAAGCAATATCCAAGGGTAAAAAAGGTAAACCTGCGTGGAATAAAGGTATGATTATGTCTTATAAGGGTAAAAAGACCGGCCCAAACCCTAAACTAAGTTTATTGAAAAAAGGTGTTGCCTTAGGCCCTCAAAAGGTTGTAAAATGTCCTCATTGTGGCCTTAGTGGAGGAATCGCTAATATGAAAAGATTCCATTTTGATAACTGTAAATCTAAGGTGAAAGATGAAAAGTATTGAAAAGATTATTATAAAAAACCTGATTACCGATTCTAACTTCCTTAGAAAAGTTTTACCTTTCATAAAGTCTGAATACTTCAAGTCAAATGAAGACAGATTACTTTTTGATGAGGTTAAAAACTTTGTGGATAAGTATAATCATTCACCAACATATGAATCCCTATCTATTGAGATTGATAATGTTAGAGGTTCAACTGATGATACTATTAAACATATTCAGAATACAATAAACGAGTTTAAGGAAGACAAATCAGAAACTAACTTTCAGTGGCTGGTGGATTCCACAGAAGACTTCTGCCAAACGGCCGCTATATACAATGCCATAACATCATCACTAGAAATAATGAACGGCAAACATAAACTAGAGAAGGGTGCTATACCCGGTCTTTTATCCGATGCTCTATCCATTTCTTTTGACCCGAATGTTGGCCACGATTATTTGGAACAGTTTGAGGATCGCTATGAGTATTATCACCGTGTTCAAGAAAAGTTGGCATTTGACCTCGACTTCTTTAACAAGATCACTAAAAACGGGGTACCTAGAAAAACTCTTAATGTGGTTATGGCCGGTGTGGGCGTTGGCAAGTCTTTGTTCCTTTGCCATCTTACTAGCAGCTACCTTAATCAAGGAAAAAATGTTCTCTATATTACCTTGGAGTTAGCAGAAGAGGAAGTATCAAAGAGAATAGATGCCAATCTTCTGAACATCACCTTTGATGACCTGATGGTTCTACCAAGAGATATCTACAAATCACGACTTGATAAACTGAAAGCAAAGACAAACGGCAAGCTTATTGTAAAAGAGTATCCAACTTCCTCGGCATCTGCCACACATTTCAGGTCTTTGCTAAATGAACTACACCTGAAAAAGAACTTTGTTCCAGATGCCATTATGATTGACTATCTTAACATCTGTTCAAGTTCCCGTATCAAACCAGGTGTGGCAAATAGTTATACATATATCAAGGCCATTGCCGAAGAACTAAGAGGTCTGGCAGTTGAGTTTAATGTTCCTGTTTGGTCTGCTACACAGCTTACCAGAGGTGGTTATAACAGTTCTGATCCAGATATGACCGATACTTCCGAGTCCTTTGGTTTGCCTGCTACTGCCGATTTGTTCTTGGCACTCATTACAAACGAAACTATGGAACAGTTGAAACAGGTTCAGGTAAAACAGTTGAAGAACCGTTATAATGATCCATCACAGAATAAAAGATTTGTGATTGGTATTGACAAAAGCAAGATGAAGTTGTATGATGTAGAACAATCGGCCCAAGACATTGTGGACTCAGGACAGGAAGAAGTGAAACCTATTCCTAGACAGTTTGATGGTGGTAAGAACAAGTTCAAAGGATTGAAAGTATGAAGCAACTATACAAATACTATCCAGATTTTGATGAAGATGATAACCTATTGTGGTATGTCCATGAGATATCAACTGATCAAATTGTTGCCGAGTTTTTCTTTGAGGATGATGCCGAGGCCTTGTGTATATTCTTGGAACGTGGAGGCGCCTTTGCTGGACATACTCCATCTTTTATGATGGTCAAAGTTCCCACCAATATCAATGATGCTTTTGCAGCGGAGTTTTCATAATGAATGATTCTGCCACACTAAAATATGCAATAGAAACTTTTAATTCTTTTAGAAATTGCGGTCAGTTTAATAATGATGAATTACTAATCATCGAATGGTTCCTTCAAGAACTTTTTGATACTGATGTTGAAAATGGTGAAAGTATGTCAGATTATTTAAATACATCAAACTATGTTAGTAAAGAACAAAAGAAAAGAGCAAATTAATGGATAAAAACCAACTAAAACGACAAGCATATTTCCGAATGGCGATATTCTTTGCAATTACTATTGTCATTGGATTTATCGCTAGCGATATCAATATGTTATCAAGCCAATAGG